CCCCACACGACTTGATAGGACCACTGGACTGTACCGCGCGGCAGTAGCACCGGTATCTCGAGCACGCCGAGTGCGCCGCCCGTGCTCCCAACGTTATCCCATGCGCCGCGTTGCCAACTGTACAGCGGCGTCGCCTCGACGACTCGGGCCCGCGATATGTCGACCTGTACCAACCGTTGCGGTTGGGTCGCGACGGTCGGGCCATACGTAATATCGACGGCGGGTGCGAGATAGACCGGCGCGTTGAATTGCGCCGAGCTGGCAAACGACGCCATATCGACGACCTCGATAACGCCGTCGGTCGCGCCTATGCCGTTGTCCGCTTGTAGTCGACCCTTGACGGTCAACGACGCCTCGGCGATCGTCGGCGACTCTAGTTCGAGCGTACCGTCGGCGGCGCGTATCCCGCCGTTGGCCGATAGGTCGCCGCTAACGGTTAGCGTACCGTTTGCAAACAGCGCGCCCGTGACTTGCGCTGTGCTCGCCGATAGCCCAGCGCTAAACGTATTTAGTTGCGTGAAAGTGTTCGCCGCGTTTTTGAGCGCCGCGTTATTCGCCGTCCCCTGAAACATGCGCGTGCGGTCGGCGAGCACTTGGGTAAGCGCCTCGACGACGGTCGCCGAGTCGTCCATTGAATCAGTCAGCTCGGGTACGGTTATCTGCTCAACCCATTGCGGCGTTTCTATCAGTACCTTTGGCATATATCGCTAGCCTCCAACCGGGATGCGACCGCCGTCGGGCGGGCTCCCCCATGGTTCCGGGTTGCCCCAAAATCGCCCTTGCGGAAAACCCCATAGTCGCGCGCCCGTCGGCATTAGAACCAACAAACCCAAACAGTGCGCCGCTATCCATTCACGCGGAATCGTCTTTAGATCGTCGGCGTCGGCGATCGTCACCGTATCGGTAAAGTAGAGCAGCAACCAATGCGACCACTCAAGCACGTTAGGCGACCGCGTCGTGTCGCGTACGACCGAACCGTCGGGCGCCATCTGAAACGTCGCGCCCGACCGGTACGCGAGCAGGAGTGGAAACGCGTTAGGCGCGTAGTGGTGATACAGCTGAGCGAGCAGTGCGTATGGCCCGCCGCGGCGCTTGTGGTCTTCCCACCACCTAACGAGCCGCCCGGCGTACGTCGCGTCGAGCTCGACGAGCCCTCGACGTATGCGCCGCTCGCGCCCGATCAATCCAAGCGACTCGGCGCTGTACACGTTCGGAAACCGGATCTTTATGCCTGCTATCAGAGCGTCGCCCGCCGCGTCGAGCTGTACGCTTAGCGAGAACATAATGCGCAACCCGACCGGGCCTTTGAGCCACGGCGGCAGTACGCGTTCTAGCGTGTCGCGGAAAGTTACGAGCGGCGCCTCGGCGTCGGGCGTACCCGCTTTGACTATTAGGTTAGAGCGGTTCATGGGCGGTACGCCTCGGGCGGCGGTACGAGGTGCACTATCGAGCCCGGCGACCCGACGTACCGGGCAAGCTCCTCTTCCGCGAGCACAACATCAGCCGACGGTGTGTGTAGCTCAACGTGAAAAATCTCGGGTAGCGTGATCCCGATCGCCGTGCGTATGGCGTCGACATAAATCGCGCCCGGCGTGGTTTCAATGATGTTGCCGCCGACGGGTTGCTTGCCAAAGAACACCCGTAGCGACTCGTCGATAAGCGCTGTGATCTGCGCCGCGTTATGGCCGCTCGTGTTGTAGACCCATGCTTGGTACACAACAAAAACACTAACGCCGACCGCGCTGTGTACTCGCGCTGTGATGGCTTGCGGCGCGGCGTTCTGTTGTACTGCCTCGTCGGCGGCGACGAGGTCAGCGTCTGACACGGTACCCGACGCCGTTGCGCAGTACAGGTCGACATGTCCAAACCCATCGGCGACGATTGAAACGCGGGTTATGCCGAGGTTGCGCCCGTCGAGCGTCGCGTTGCGCAGCGCGTACGAGTACGCATCCCAAGGGCCCATGGGCGATAGCGCCCCTAGTCGCTCCTGACAACGCAGTCTTAGCGTCGTGTCGGGCTCGGCGTCCTCGCCGTATATCGCCGCTGGGTTCTTGACGGTCACACCTAACAGCGTTGTCGACACGATTTGCGTGATCGTTTCTGGTAGCGCACTCGACGCCGCGCCCGACTCGGTTGCGGCGATGGCTACCAGCTTTGCGGGCTCGCCCGGGTTGAGAGTAAACGCCGCCGTGTTGCGGTACGTACGACCCGTCGTCGGCGACTGGACAATTAGGTCGCCCGGGTCGAGCTCGTACAGCCCGCCGCCGCCGTTGGTCACTTGCAGGTCGCCGCTTGCAAACGTCGCGTCGAGCCGCTGTACGCCGTACACGTGGTACGAAACGAGGCTCAACCATTCACCGCTCGATAACTCGAGAAAACCCGAGCGCGCTATCGAGGACATGAGATCTGTGTACGCCGCAAAAACGACCGACACGCTAGCGATCATTGTGCGTACGACCGCGCCCGGCTTCCAAGTCGTCGTATCGACGCCGAGCGCGGCGAGCACGTTATAAATCGACTCGGTAACCTGTGCTTGGGTTAGCGGTTTTGTCAGGTCGTCGAGCGTTAGCCTAGCCATGCGCGCCGATGCTTTCTTGTAGTAACAGCCCATCGGCGGTTACAAAAAACGTCAACCTAAACTCTTCCGCTGAGTCGACCGCCGTCGCGTTGATACGCACTGACAGCTGCCTTGCGACGGCGACCCAGCGTATCAACACCTCGGCGTCGCTTATGCGATCGTCTTTGAGCGCCTCGACGCGGCATTGTGACTGCAACCGTGTGAGAGCCTCGTTAGTCACACCACGATTGCAGTGCCCGCGCAGGTCGAGCCCGTACGACTGGTCGTCGACGACGCCGCCGCGCGGTGTGATGAAACGCCTAACAATCGCCTCGCCGATAGCAACCGTCGACATAGGGTCGACCGTGTCGAGGTCGGGCGTAACGTCGAGCACACACGATAGATCGGTACCGTACCCGAGTGCGTCGGGCGCGACCCGGTCGACGACGGGTACGAGCGCGGTTTGCTCGGCGATCAGATCCTGCAACAGGGTCATGTGTCGAGCTCCGTTGCGACGGGCGGCGCGGGCGGCGCGGGCGGCGCGATGCTTACAATTGAACTACCCTCGACGATCTTACCGAGCAGTACGTTTGCCGGCGTCGGCGACCCGGGTACAGCGACGGGCCCAAACGTAAACGTGTATACGCCGGCGCCTAGACCCGCACCCGCTAGCGTGATGGTTTGCGGCGCTGGTAGCAGCACGGGCGCGCACGCAACGACGTCGCCCTTACGCGCCGCGGGCTCGCCCTCGGTACCGCCGACGACGAGCCCGAGCGGCGCGACGCCGGGCGCGTACGACACGACGAGCGGGCGCGACCTGTAGCCCTCGGCGAACACAACCAACACGAGCTCGCCGAGCCCGATGCGTATGCGCACGCCCGATACGCCGGGCCATAGCGTGATGGCGCGCAAGTCGGGTAGCCCGAGCTCGACGTCGACCGCTTGCAGGTCGACGCGGTCGTCGGTCGCCTGTGACACGACGCGGTACCTGTACGCCCCGTACAACCGATCGTCGGTCGCTCGGCGGGCTATGGCAGTGAACAGCCCAGCGAGCCGCCCGGGCGCTTGCGCAGCGCCGCCTAACCACACGTTGACCCGTAGCTTGTCCTCGCCGCCCGCGACTATTTCGAGCTCGCGTACCGTGCCCGGCGAGTCGAGCCCTTGCGCGAGCGTCGAGCCGACCCGTACGACGCCCGGGTCGTCGGCGGTTAGCGTCGCCGTGTTGGCCGCTGGGTCGTACGACAGGACCGTGTACGAGCCCGGGTCGGGCGTGTGAGCAGGTCGGGCGCCGACTCGAGTTACGCCGTCGTAATCGACGTACCACGCAACGCCGCCGACGACCGCGTCGAGCGCCGTCGAGCCCGAGCCCGCCTCGCGTACCCAGTCGACGCCGACCCGCTCGACGCGCGGTACAAACTCGCCGAGTGTCTCGCCGAGCTCGCGCGCTAGGTCGGCGGCGACGAGCGACGCCTTTACGCCCGCGTCGTTGTGGTACCCGCGCCGCTCGACGTCGCGCGACCATGCCGCCGCGCCGCCGACTATCCTCGCCTTGCGCTGCTCGGCGTATGTGCCGTCCTGCCCGGCGAGCGGTGTACCGACGAGCGTTAGCCCGCCGATACGCACGGTCGTCGGCACGCCGAGCGGCGCCGCGTCGGGTAGCGCGACCTCGGCGGTCCACGGTCCGACGTACCCGACCGTAACGCGTACGAGCGAGGTCGGGCGCCCGTTGACCGATGCATACACTGCGGGCTCGCTCATGGGTTGCCCTCGTCGAGTGCGGCGTTGGTCATCTGTACCTCGTCGTTGAGGCGACCTATCTCGACCTCGTTAGGGTCGACCGGCGTCGCCGCCGAGCCGTCGGGTTTAGCGATCGCCTGTTTGTGTCGACGCCATTCAATACAACTAACAACAATCTCCCATACGCCGTCCTCGACTTGCGACGGCGCGGTTACGTCCTCGATTACGAGGTGCGTTATCCCAACCTCGTTTAGCACCGGGTGGTCAACGTCGAGGGCGCGTGACACTTTACCCATCGGCGGGCGTAGCAGGATCGGGCGTATCTCGTTCCACTGTTGCCAGTGCGTTAGGTTGTACAGTCTAAACGTCAGCGTGAAGTGCGAGAGCCCGATACCTCGGTAAATCAGGATCGCGCCCGACATGGCGTAGCCTGCCTGTTCATCCCATTTACGAGGCGAGCCCGCGCCCGCGACTTCTAACAACCCGGGCGTCGCATACCCGCCGAGGTAGCAACGGTCGACCGGGTCTTGTATGGGATTCCAGCTCATACGACGGGCGCGCCCATTTGTACGGCGACTGTTTGCAGGATGTTTTCAAGCTCGCGTTTGATGGCTTGCGCGATCGTCTTTGGGTCGGCGCCTTTGCCGTCGTCGCCCTTACCCGAGCCGCCCGACCCGACGTTTACGACGAGCTCGGCGATCGTGATCGTTGCGCCCGCGCCCGACCGCCCTCGACCCGACCCGGGCGCGATACCCGCCGTCGGGTCGACCGCTCGCATGGGCGGCGCGGTCGGCGGCTCGACGAGGTCGGCGACGCTACGTCGAGCAGCGGGCGCGCCCTTGTTTACGCCCGCCGACACGCCCTCGGGTATCGCAACGCCCAAGCCCTCAAAGACTTTTGACGGCGATCGTATCTTGAGTATCCCCGCAAACGCGTCAACGGCGCTTTGTCCGAAGTCAACCAACGTGTTGAGGTACTCGGTCGCGCCGCCTTTGAGCCCGCTCATGATGCCGTCGACGATCGCCGTACCGAGCTTGCTCCAGTCAATCCCATCCCATAGCGTTAGGATTGAGTCGTACACGCCTATCAAGGCGCCAAACAATGCCTGTATCGCAAACGGTATCGCCGTGATTATTCCTTTGGCGAGCGTCTTGATAAGTGTCCAGGCGAGCTTGAGTGCCCACACGGCGAGCTTGAATTGTAGCTTGACCAGAAACGCGCCCGCGTGCGCCATGCCGACGAGCCACTCTTTCACGACGTTATGAAATACCGTCCCTATGTTGTCGCCGCCCTTTTTGATGGCGAGCCTAAACTTCAACCATTTGAGCTCGATATTCAGAAACGCGATGATTAGCTTTTGTACGAGTATCTTACCGGCCTTAGCTATCCATTCAAACGCGTTGATTATCGGTTGGGCCATGCCGCCGAAGATACGTTTGAGCGCCTTGCCGCTATTGGTCGCCTGACTAAACAGGTCGTTGAAACCTTTACGCGCGGCGAGTAGCGGCTCGATATCCACACTGGCAAACAGGGCGCCGTACGACTCGGCGAGCTTGCGGGCTTGAACCTCGCTCGACAACATCTTTTGTTTGACGACGCCGCCGATCTGACTGTTGACCCGGTCGGCGAGTTTCTTGACGTTGCCGCCCGTTAGCGCCAAGCCCGCCGCCCATGCCGCCGTTTGGTTTGCCTGCTCCTCGCCAAAGCCCGACGCGGCTTTTGAAACGGCGTCGAGGGCGGGCGCTAAGTTTTTGCCGCGTACGCCCATGCGTTCAAGCTTTGCGGCGTACCCGGCGACTTGGTCGCGCCCGATGGATACGCTCGCCGACACTTGGTCGACGGCGCTTTGCAGGTCTTTGGCTTTGTCGGCGGCGAGCCCGTAAGTCATCGCATAGACCGTGCGCAGCTTGGTCGCCGACTCCAGCTGTAGCAGCTCGTTACGTCGAGCCTCGCGCGACGCTATGGCAAACTCGCCGAGGCGCTTAGCGGCGGTCAGTACCGCGACGCCGACGGCGACGATCGCCGCGACGAGGGCGACGAGCGCGATCTTGGTCGAGCCCGCCATACGCAGGATCTTACCCATGCCGTCGAGCACAGTACTAACCGGGCCCGGCGTACCCGACGCCGCCTTTTGCAGGCTGGTTAGCGTCTCAGTGAATTGTTGTATCTTAGTCGGCGGCGGGCCCGGGTCGGCGAGGGCTTTACCCGCGCCCTTGCTCGCCGCGGCGACTTTCTTAAATGACCCGCCCGTTCGAATGAAGTTCGATTGTGCCCCGGCGAGCCGCTCTTTTACCCGCTCCATTGCTTTACCGACGCGAGCTATCTCGACCTCGTTAGGCTTGGCTGCGCTCTTTAGGTTGCGCATCGCCTTTTGCAATTCTGACAACGCCTTAGTGTCGGACGTGATCTGGTCTTCTAACTCTTTGAGCGCGCTCGACGCCGACTCAGCGGCGGGCGTTACATTGTCGACGAGGTCGATACCGACTTGAAATGTGTCGTCTGTCGCCATGCGTTACCCGCTGAGTGCCTTGATTAGTATGCGTCGGATGTTTGTTAGCTCGCGCGCTATGTCGACGACGACCAACGCCCCTACGTAAAACCGAGCCGCCGCCGTCGTCGACTCGGGCTCGGTCACTCCAAACAGTTCAAGTAGACACGCCGCCGCTACGCCGTCGTCGCGTCGCGCCTCAATACGTAGGGGTTCTATTTTGCTTTGAGCTCGCTCGCTCTAAAGCCGGCGAGCTCGACGCACACGCTAGCGATACGAGTGAGCGCGGCGGGTTGTAGACGTAGGATCTTTTCGAGCTCGGGTTTGCTCGGGTACACAAGCGACGCGCGCACAAACTCTTCCGTAACGTCGCTCGTAAACTCGCCGTTGTCTTGGAACTTCCTGAACGCCGCAATGTGAGGGCGACGCACAACGACCGCGCCCTCGTCAGTCCGTACGATGCGTACCGCGCGCGCGCCAAACTCGCGCTGCGCTGCCTCGTACGCCTCGTCGTCGGCGAGGGCTTTGCGCTCGCGTTCGAGTAGCTCGGCGTCGGTTGGTTCCTGGCGCTTTGCGGCGGCGTCAGCAAGCGCTGCTCGGCGCGCGCGGATTTCGTCGAGCTGGTCGAGGTACGCTTGGTCGGTTGGGTTGGTTGGGTCGGTCATACGGGAACTAACAGCTCCGTCGAGTCAAACAGGGTTAGGCCATTGCGACGGATGGCCATGCAGTCAATTTCGAGCTCCTCTTTTAGAGGGTCGGCGCTTTCCTCGTCGCTCGCCGACACGCCGACGATCACACAACCCGTGATCTCAACGTCGACGTTAGGCTCGGCGGGCTCGCTGTAGATCACTGAGATCACAAACTCGGTGTTGCCGTACGAGCGTTGGTCGGGCGACCGGGCGGCGAGCTGTATCAAGAGGATCTGTATCGAGCCCTTCCAACCCGTTAGCTTGACCGGTTCGGTCGAGTATTTTCCTGACGATCTGCCCCTTGGAGCCTGATGTTTTCCCATGCCGTACGCCTTAACGCGCTCTCTTTTATCGGCATATGAAATACCAGAAAATCCAGTAAAAACGTCTCCGTCGATAGTTACGCGGATTGATCCCCAGCTGAGCTGATTCTGATTCACGCGAATTGGATCTGGCACGTCCGACCTCCCTTACGCGGCGACCGCAAGCGCCGGGTTGAAAAACCCGACTTCAATGTTGATAAACTCTGGGTAGGCGAGCGGTACAACCCGCGCGGTACCCGACAGTGTTTTAGTCGCGAGTATGTTGTCGGTACGCGACAGAATGAATTGCACGTCGCTCGCCTTGGGCTTGGCGAGCAAACCCGAGCGCATAGCCGCGACCGCGCCGCCCTCGATTTCGAGCGCGTCGGCTTCCAGGATAAACCCGGTCGTTTTGTCGACGCGGATAGGTCGGTTGAGCCGCCTAATGAAATAGTTGCGTAAGATCGCCTCGGTTAGGTTCAATACGCGGCGATGCGGGATTAGTTGGAAGTCGCTACCCTCGACGCTAAAGATACGCGGGCGATTGACGTACACGCCCGGGTACCCATCCCAAGTGCGCAGTACGGTTAGGCGCGCGTCGTCGAGCCCGGGATTAGCTGACTCGTCGTGCTCGTCGACGTTGCCGTTAGTGTCGCGGATAGCGACGCCGGGCAGGCTCCCGAGGTTGACGTCGGCAATATCTATTTCCTCGCTAACAGCCTGCGCCGCCGCGATCGCAAAGACTGTCGAGCGGCGGTACTTGCGCCCGCTAACACCCGAGGTGACCTTGCACGCCGCGCCGCACACCGTACCGAGGGTCGTCGCCTTGTCCGCAAACTCGGTCGACATGGCGGCTTGGTACGTCGCGGGCGACTCGTCGATATCGGGTACGCGGGCGCCGCCTATCCAGGACCTATACTTGCCGCTCGTACGCCAGCCCTTGACCGTCGTGTCGACGACGTCAAACGCATCGGCGTCGAGCTCGCCGACGACGATTAGCTGCTCCCATAGGATCGTGCTGGTACCGAGCGGCGCGATCGCCGCGGCGAGCTCGGTACCCGACCATTGCGAGGCGGTCGCCCGGGCGGTAAACGCGTCGCCCTCGACGATTGTACCGGTCGCGCCGATGGTAAAAACCACGCCGCCCGCGTTGATAATGCCGTCGACGCCGAGCGCTGTTTGCGCGCCATACGACCGACCGTTGTCATATGACAGCTGGTACTTGGCAACGTCGACGCCGCCGAGCGTTACGTCGTTCAAAAACCGGACCTTGTACTCGTAGTTGTCGACGGGCGCGGGCGTTGCGCCGACCGTGACTGTGTACGTACCCGGGCCCGTTTTGACCGGCGTCGACACTGCCGCGACGGTGGTCGCCTCGGCGCGACTAATGACAACCGGTCGCCCGGTTACGTTGATATAATACGCCGCTGCCTCAACGACCTCGCCGCCTCCAAAGGTTTCGATAAGCGCCGTCGTACGGGCAAACGTTGCCGGCGTATTGAGCGGGCCCGTTGTCGACGAGCCGACAAAGGCCGTTAGTGACCCGGCGCTAGCAGGCAATACGCCCAACGCGCCATCAATCTCTGTGATGGTTACTTGCGGTTGTGTCATGTCCTCGCCTTGCTAAGTGTCGGTTGCTTTGATTTCTATCTGCTCGGTTACGTCGAGCTCGGTAACGTCAATCACGGCCTTTGCATCGGGCGCGACGTCGACGTACGACGGGTCGCCGCTCCAGTCCTCGTCGACGACGGCGGCTTGTAGCTCGACGACGATGCTTAGCGCCGCGCCGTGTCGACGCTCGAGCCGCGTCGTATCCCATTGCTCGCCGCGTATCGTAAATACGCCGTGCGCAAACTTGTAAACCGACCTGTACCAACTGTCGCGCAAGTACCTAACGATCTTGTATTGCGTTAGTTCGTTCTCAGGGTCGGCGGGATCTTGCCCGTTGATAAGTATCGTAAACAGCTCGCCGAGTGTCGCGAGCGGGCGCGGCTCGCCGCCCGGGTTGCGCGGCGGCAGTGTCTGCCCGACGAGCCCGTTGGGCCCGCCCGGTACCCACGCAATACGGTTGCCGATCGGGTGTTGCGCGGGTATGCGCCAACCAAACAGGTTTGACGCGGGTACGCCCTCGGCGACAAAGTCGGCCTTTACGAGGCGGTACAGCGCGACCCATGCGAGCTCGCCCTTCATGTTACTTTCCACTCAGTAAACGCAGTGTCGAGCGCGGCATGTATTGCCGCCGCAACGGGCGCAGTCATACCCGTGTGCTTGTCGATTATGATAGGTCGAGCCGTACCGCCTTTGACCCAGCCCCTATGGTGTCGCGCCTCGATACCATGCAGCGCAATGATCACAGTCGAGCCCGACGACCCGACCTCCAACGCATCCGATGCGTTTACGAGTACAGGTCGAGTACCGCGTTTACGCGGCGCCCAACGCTCGCCGTCGGGCGCGGTCTGCGCATTCATTGTTTTGAGCAACGCCTCGCGCACAGCGATCGCGACGCGCGGCGCCGCCTCGACTGTCATCGCGGCGGGTAGGCTTGCGATCTTGGCAGACAACGCGCCCGATATGGAAAACTTAGGCGGCGCGTTCATGACTGTTGGTCCTCGCTACGCCCGCGCCGAGCCTGCTCGACAGTCCATCGGTACGGCGACGCCTCGCTGTGCACTTGCGGGAAGCCGCGCGTAACGGCGTCGCCGTCGAGGTCGGCGCGTAGCGGTAACTCGTAGAGCCCGGTCTCGCTGTTGGCTGCCTGCTCGACCTCGCTAAACGCCGTGTCGTACTGCTTTTGGTACGTCTCGGCCTGTTGGTCGGTCGACGCGATACCGCGTTTGAGCCAGCACTCAAACGTGACTATTGCAACGCACCACTCGCGCACGACGAGCGGGTATGGCGAGGGTCGGAACGGCGCGGCGTATCGCTTCGCAAGTCGCGAGTCGAGCCGCGCCGACACAAGCAGCAACCGCTGTGCAATCCAACCGGGCGACGAGGCCTCGACCTCGTCGACGTACGGGCGCGGCATAAGCGTCGACGCGATAAACTCGTCGAGCTCGACGTATGTTTCTGTACCAGCCATGCCGCGCCCCTAGTTGTTAGGTTGCCGAGAACTTGAACAACAGATACGGGTGTCCGTTTAGGACGACGTTACGACCCTCGCTCGTCCACTGAAACAGCCTGATGCGCGCCAGTTGGCTGTCCGATTGAGGCCCGTAATATAAAATATTGAACGGCTCTCGGTTGACGTAGCCGAAGGCCCCGAGATCGCTGGTCAAGATATCCTCGGTACCGATGTACCAATCAGTGTCCGACCCTCCAAAGACCGCGGCGAGCTCGGTTACCTCGACCGGCTGCCCGAGCCCGAAGTTGCGGATCACCGCCTCGACGTCGCCCGAGCCCGCGCCCGAGCCCGCTAACTGCGCAATGAACTTCGCGTTAGTTAGTTG